TGGCCTCCGAGCTTAAAGAGCTCAATGGACTTCTGGGTCGTGAGATTAACTGGAATTCACCCGCTCAGGTTGGTAAGGCCCTCTATGGGGACCTGGGGCTGACACCCAGTGTGTTCACCGATAAGGGAGCTGCGAGCACTGGAGAAGCCGCCCTGGCTGAACTGGATCATCCGATTGTCAAAGCCCTGACCGACTACCGGGGCCATCAGAAGTTCCTGTCCACTTACATTGAGGGGTGGAAAGAGTTCATGGTCGGGTCCTCTCTGTTCCTATCCACAAAGCTCCATGGAACAGTTACGGGCCGATTCTCCTCACGACTTCACCAGGTTCCTCGGGATGGCTCCATTCGTAACCTGATTGAAGCCCCTGAGGGGTGGACCTTTGTACAGGCTGACCTTTCCCAGGCAGAGCTCCGGATTGCAGCTATTGTATCTCAAGACCCCGAGCTTACCCGATGCTACAAAGAGGGTATTGATGTCCATTGGCGTACGGCCATGGAGAACCTCAGGCTTCAGGGGACGGGGAAGGCCATTGAGATGGCTAGGGATACAGTGATCAAGAACGGAAATTCCTCAAAGCTGACCACCTCTCAGGTCATCGACGAGATGATTAAGATGGGACATGATAAGGCCATCAGCATACATAAGGAGTGGAAGGAGTTTAGAAAACAGGCCAAAGGGATCAATTTCGGATTCCTGTACTCTATGGGTGCCAAGAAGTTTACTGAGTATGCTAAGGTGAAGTATGATTGGGACTTATCCATCCGAGAGGCGGATGACATCCGGAACAACTTCTTCTCTATGTATCAGATGCTTCCTCAGTGGCACACTAGAATGAAGGACCTGGTAAAGATTGATGGATTCGTTCGATCCATCATGGGTCGCAAACGTCGGCTTCCTGGTATCTGGAGCCCAGAGCGTGAGGTTAAAGCTGAGTCTGAACGCCAGGCCATCAATTCCCCAGTTCAGGGAGCGATTGGTGACTTCAAAGCCATGGGGATGCTATCTCTTGGAAACAATCTACCTGAGGAGGAAGTCAGGATTCTGGGAGAGGTACATGACTCTGTATTGATGTGGGTCAGGAATGATGTCCTAGAAGAAACCCTTCCCAAAATCAAATACTGGATGGAGAACCCACCACTGATTAAGCAATTGGGGGTAGAATTACCTGTCCCCCTTATAGTGGACCTGGAAATCGGGACATGGGGCAAGGGAAAAACCTGGAAAGGAGAAGCACATGCTTAATCTGTTCAACCGAATCGCAGCCGTGGGATCGCCATCTGAGAAGATCAACTTGCTCAGGGGCTACCCATATCAGCAGGAACTGAAGACGGTCCTGCGCCTGGCCACGGACCCCTTCATCACCTTTGGAATCACGGACTTTGAAGAGTCACCTGGTTCGACAGGAACACAGGACCATTACTGCATCCTAGATAAACTCTCCAAACGGGAGTTAACCGGTGGTGAGGCCAAACGGTCCTTGGGAGTATCCATCTCCACCCTGGATGATGAAGATAAGGAAGTGGTTCGTCGGATCCTCCGGAAGGACCTTCGATGCGGGCTGGGGGAGAAGCTGGTCCTGGCCACGTATCCTGGGCTCATTCGTCAGTTTGAGGTCATGCGGGCCAAGAAGTTTGAGAAGCTTAAGACCCGAACCTCCTACGTCATCGAGCCCAAGTATGACGGCCTTCGATGCCTGGGGTTCGTTGAAAGTGGAGTGGCTAAGCTGTTCTCCAGAAATGGCCTGGAATTCACCAGCTCTGACCACCTGAAACCTCAGCTGCTGAAACTGGCTAATGGCCAGGATCTGATCTTCGACGGGGAGCTTACCTCAGGGGACTTCAACTCCAGCGTCTCAGCGGTAAAGAAAAAGCATGTCCCCAACAGTGACACAGTCATGACCATCTTCGACGTTCTAACCATGGACGAGTGGAAGACCCCTGTGACCGTCTATCGGGACCGTCGCAAGATGCTGGTGGGATTATTCCTTCGGGCCAATTTGGATAAGCTGGTCATGGCCCCCTCATACTCTGTACAGAGCCTGGAGGAGATCTACCAGTATTATGGCCACTTCCTGGATGCCGGACTGGAGGGAGGCATGGTCAAAGACACCAACGGTCTGTACCGTTTCAGCCGGCATGCTGACTGGCAGAAGCTGAAGGAAATCAACGACGTTGACCTGGTCTGTGAGGGACTGGTTCAGGGTGAAGGCAAGTACTACGGGATGCTAGGTGCCCTGATCTTCAAATTCAAAGGGAAGCGGATCAGTGTGGGATCAGGCATCTCTGATGAGGAACGAGCTCTCTGGTGGAAAGATCCATCCCTGGTAAAGGGTAAGGTCTGCGAAATTCACTACCACCAGATCACTCCTGATGGTTCCTTACGCCACCCCAGACTGTACTGCATTCGGGAGGATAAATCATGATCGGCACCTGCGACTTCTGTGGGGATGAGTTCCCAATGGAAGAACTCACTGAGGTAGAGGGTGACAATTTTTGTCAGAAGTGCCAGCCAGACCCCGAGGATGAAGCGGAGGAAGAAATCTGTAGCAACTGCAATGGCTCCGGGGAAGGGCAGCATGAGGGAACGGTCTGCCATGTCTGTCATGGAAGGGGGACGATCAATGGATAGCACTTTCAAAGGTCATGTGTTCATGAATAACGAGGGACACTATGCTGTGGTTCGGGAGTCCACTACCCATACTGGACATCATGTGACTCTCTCCTTCATCAAGGAGTTAGACCAGGCTGATGTCTTCACGGCTATGCACCTAGCCATGTCCCGAAGGAAGTTTGCTCATCTGGAATTAGACCAACTGGCCAAACTGCCCGCTCAAGTTAAGACTAAACGGGAGGTTCGATTCATTACTCCTGAGGAGCTGGAATGAAACTCTCATTCAATATCACACTGGCTGAGATGGCAGATATCCTGCGTAAGTCCCTGGCTGAGATGTATTCCTGTGAGGTAGAAGACATTACGGTGTCTTCATATGGGAAGCCCCGTATTATCATCACTGAGGATGGGATGATGGATGTGGATAAGTTTCGCCACGACTCTACCACAGCACCATTATGAAAGTTTCGCCCACCGCGGTAGCTTTGAAAGGTACACTCAGCAGCGGGAAACTACTGAGGCGGTGGGCACCTTAAGGAGATGGATATGGAGACGATCATAGTACCTGAGTTATATGAGATTCTCAAAGAGATGGGCTTCTCAGAGGGTTCCGATGAGTTCGATGCTGTCATGGCGGCGTTCATCCTGGGTCAGCGTTATATGCAAGACGCTGCTATCAAGTATCTTGGCACCTACGAAGCCAATCAGTGTGCTCAGGTGGTGGCGGGCATTCCCCTGTGTAGCGGAAGGCTTGCAGCGTCCGTACCCATGTTCTCCACTACCAGCTAAATACAAGAAGAAGACTCCCTAATCATTGCCTTTAAGGGTAAAATGAATATATCGGCACTACGCCGGTACTGGCTCTGTCCTCAGACTTAAGGAGATTCAAATGATCAAGCTTCCACCCTCAGTTTCATCTGAGACTCATTCACCTAAGCTCTCAGAGAATTACGCTCACATCCAAACCTCTTCCATTCTCGACCAGTTCGGTGACTACGGCTGGGAGGTGGAATCGGCCAATTCCCCGAAGTACTCCAAGCAACCCAAGTTCGCCCGGCATGCCCTCCGCCTGCGTCACAAGGACTTCAATGTGGCCGGGTTCGACACCGTCATCCCCGAGCTGATCGTCCTGAACTCCCATAACGGTACCTGGGCGCTCCGCATGGCCCTGGGCATGTTCCGACTGGTTTGCTCTAATGGAATGGTCGCTGGTAAGCTCTGGGACGGAATCGCTATCCGTCACTCCCACCTGAAGGATCTGGAAGGTAAGATCAAGCAGGTCACCGGCAATATGAATGATCTGTCACAGACCCTGATGACTAACATCAAGGACTGGAGCCAGGTTGATATGTCCCTGGCCCAACAGCTGGACTTCGCTCAGAAAGCGTCGGAAATTCGCTGGGTGGAACACGCCCCGGTTGAACCCAGTATCCTGCTGGAAGCCCGCCGCGATGCTGACAGGGGTACTGACCTGTGGAGTGTATTCAATCGGGTTCAGGAGAACCTGACACAGGGGGGTTACTCAGGCCACAACTCCCGGGGATCTACGATGTCTGTGAAGGCCATCAAAAACGTCAAGCGGGATTTCAAATACAATGCCGAACTGTTCGACTTGGCATCAACCTATAAGGAGGCTGCATAATGGAATTCAAAGACTTCAAACTTGCGGTAGCCAGACAGTTTCAACGGATGCAGGCACATGACCTGTTCCGTACCGGGGTCAGCAAAGACTCTCTCTGGGAGACCTATTTGGGTTCCTTCCCAGTGGGCTCCAACCCCCTCTACAAAGAGAGGACTGAGCACGACTGCAATTGCTGCAAGCAGTTCATCCGGGCTGTCGGGGATGTGGTGGCTATCATCGACGGCCGAGTCGAGAGCATTTGGGATGTCCAGCTGGATGGCAGCTATGGGGTAGTCGCCTCGGCTCTTTCCACGCTGGTCAGGTCTCAGGGGATCAAAGACGCCTTCCTACACTATGAACCTGTGGCGGGAACTGACAAGAACTTCCAGGATACGATCGACGGGGTGAAGACCTGGGAGCACTTCTTCATCCATATTCCTCCAGCCTACGTTTGCCGGGGGGAGGACATGGGGCCTCGACTGAATGAGGCCCGAACCACCCATGACGTTCTCTTTCGGGGGCTGAGTGAGATCACCAGGAGCACCATTGATGTGGTTCAAGATCTGATCGCCCAGAACACTCTGTACCGAGGTGCGGAGCACTCCTTTGCCATCCATGAGTTCAAGAAGCTCATGGATCAGTTCCAGACTACGCTTATGGAGTCTCGAGATAACCTGGTGTGGTCCTGGATCAAGAAGACTCCGCCGGCTGTGTCTCGACTGCGCAACTCAGTGATCGGAACCCTGCTGACGGATCTGTCTGAAGGGGTCGATCTGGAAACCGCAGTAAAGGCTTTCGAGTCCAAAGTGGCCCCGACCAACTACAAGCGACCGACGGCCCTGGTTACGAAAGCCATGGTGGATAAGGCCCGGGCTACCATTGAAGAGCTCGGCCTGACCAGCGCACTGGAACGCCGGTATGCCACTCTGAGTGACATCACGATCAACAACCTCCTGTTCGCCAACCGGGACACCAAGAAGAGCCTGAATGTCTTCGATGACATCTCAGGAGGCATCTCAGAAAAGAGCTCGTCGCTGGACAAGGTGGCTGAAGTCACTATCCAGCAGTTCATCGAGAACATCCTACCACGGGCCACCTCAGTCCAGCTAATGATGGAAAACCGGCACTCTGGAAACCTGGTCAGCCTGATCGCCCCGTCAGATCCCACAGCGCTACCCCTATTCAAGTGGAACAACGGCTTTAGCTGGTCCTACAACGGGGAGCTGGCCGATTCGATGAAGGAAAAGGTGAAGAACGCGGGTGGTAACGTCACTGGAGACCTTTGCTGCCGACTAGCCTGGCACAACCTGGATGACCTGGACTTTCACATGATCGAGCCCACGGGATATGAGATCCACTTCGGCAACCGTCGTCGGGATTCCAGCTGTGGCGGTCAGCTCGATGTGGATATGAATGGTTGCGATGGAAAGCACAGCCATGAACCAGTGGAGAACATCGTCTACCGTAGTCACATGACCATGAGAGAGGGGACCTACCAGCTCTGGGTTCATAATTACTCCAAGCGTGAATCCATTGATGTGGGGTTCGAGGCAGAGATTGACTTCAGGGGACAGCTGTACTCCTTCAGCCATCCGAAGGCGGTTCGAAGTGATGAGAAGGTCCTGGTGGCCAAGTTCAACTATACTCGAGCTGAGGGTGTGAAGATTCTCGAGTCGCTGCCACAGGCTCCAGTCACGAAGGTGGTGTGGGGAGTCACTACCAACACCTTCCGCGATGTTCGGGCAGTCATGATGTCTCCGAACTACTGGGATGGCCAGGGAGTGGGCAACAAGCATTACTTCTTCCTGCTGGAAGGCTGCCAGAATGGGCAGGAAGCTCGGGGATTCTTCAATGAGTTCCTGAAGAGTGAACTTGACCCTCACCGAAAGGTTATCGAAATGGTGGGAAGCAAGGTGCGGGCCGGGGGGGACAGCCAGCTCAGTGGACTGGGATTCTCCAGCACACAGCCTAACAGTGTCCTATGTAGGGTTCAGGGTGCTTTCACCCGAACCGTCAAGATTCTTTTCTAAGGAGATACAACATGTTTGATAAAGCCTTCCGTCAGAAACTTCGTTTTGAATCCCCCATGGGACAACTGTCCGTTGAGGACCTGTGGGACCTGCCACTGACGGCTCGTTCGGGGAAAGCCAACCTGGATGACATCGCCAAAGAGCTGCATCATCAGCTGAAGAATGGGGATGATATCTCCTTCGTGATCCAGTCCAAGAAATCGGATGAGACCATCCAGCTGAAGTTCGACATCGTCAAGCATATCATCGATGTCCGCCTGGCCGAGCAGTCCGCCGCTGAAACGCTCCGCTCCAATAAGGAGAAGAAGCAACAACTGCTGGCGATCATCGCCCAGAAGGAGAATGAGGGATTGATGAATACTTCTCTGGATGAACTGAAGAAGATGGCCGAGTCTCTCTGACATGAGATTTGAGTATTATAGCCATAGCAAAGTCCGTACCTGGAGAAGGTGTCAGAAGCTTTTCGACTATAAGTATGAGCAGGGGCTGATCCGAAAGACGGCTCCGGCTGCCCTACTTCGGGGTGTTACTTACCATGAAATGCTAGATGCTCGGGTTATGGGTAAGGACCCGATGGAGGCCCTGGTAGCTTATACCAAGATCTACAATGAGCTCTGGGATGAGGAGAAAGAGAAGTACCCCTCCCCAGAAGAGCTTACCAGCCTCTACCATCGCTATGTGGAACATTACAAGGATGATAACCTGGACTATGGTGGGCGGTCTGAAATCGAGGTGACTGCTGAGTACCAGGGGATCAAGTTCCTGGGCATCATTGACAAGATTCCCCGGGATGATGCGGGTCGAGTCTGGGTCTGTGATCACAAGTGCCTGGAC